GGCGGTGACGTGACTGAAGTAGGCCGAGCGCTGCAGCTGTGTCGATCGGGCGATGTTGGCGTCCCCCCATGCCATCAGTGCCGTGATGTCGGCACTGCGCAGCGCAGCCTCCTCGATCGAGTTGGGATACATCTGGCGCAGGCGAGCCTTGATCGTGGAATTGATCAGCGGCTCAACGATCTGGGTGGGAACGTCGTCCTGCTCACCTTCCTTGCGGCGCCGGATCTCGGCATAGCGCTGCCGGTACTGACCGCGCTCGCCTGGGGCGATGGTCGTCAGCAGCGCCTCAAACTGGTCGTCGTTGCGCGAGGCGCTCCAGGCGGAGCCCACCTGCGCTTCAACGCCCTGCAAGAACTCGTCCATCCCAGATGGGTCGTACCCACTGCCGGCCACATCGGTCAGGGTCTTGTTGGCGCTGGCGGCAGCCTCAAACAGCTTGAAGGCCGGCACCCCCTGCGGGTTGTCCTTGGACAGGGCGTATTTGGCGATCACCGCCTGGATCGCTTGGGCCTTCTCGGGGCCGTCCGGCATGCCGTAGGTGGCGGCAGCAAGCTCGTCCTGGAAGGCCTGCATGCCCTGCTCGTCCCGGCGCTGCTGCTGCTGCCACATCGCCTGGCCGATCTTGTGGCCCTCCTCCAGCATCTCGATGCCATAGAGCTCTCCGGCCGGCGCGCGGCGGCCGTTCTTGTCGACGGGGCCGGCTGCTGCGGATTGGAGGATCCGATAGAGCTCTTTGTCGCCAGCGCCTTCTGCCATCTGCGCCAGGCGGACGAAGTATTCCCGCTTGAACGCCGACGCTTCGCCGGGGATCCCGGAGTTCAGGCGTAGCTCGTCACCGATCTGGGCGAACCTCACCATCAGGCCCCGCTCCCAGGCGGCGCGGTTTTCACCGAGCCTGGCCACCTGGCGGATCTGCTGGCCGGTGACCGGATCGAACTCGGTCCACTCGATCATGCCGGTGGTGCGCGCCTTCTCGTAGGCAGCGGCCGCATCGACAGACGCCTGCCGCCAGGCCGTTTCCTTCTGATACTTAACGTGATTGCTGTAGTGGAGTTCCGTTACCTTGTCGCCCGCCTGAGCGATCTCGGGCAGCACGTAGTCGATGAAACCGGGGCTGCTCTCTGACAGCCCATAGCGCTCCGTCACCCGCTTGACGGCGCGGGCCTTGATCCGCTCCAGTTCCGGGCTATCAAGCGGCAGCTCCTCGACCGCCGGGGTGCTGCGGTATTCCTGCAGGATCTCGGAGGTGACCTTGCTCGCGGCGATCCGGCTGAGCTGGTTCACCCGGCCGGCTTCGCGGAACGGGTTGACCCGATCCATCATCATCCCGGCCACGGGATCCTTGTTGGCCAAGCGCCGGTTCTCGTCGGCGTACTCACCGGCCGACTGCAGCATCTGCTGGTTGGCCAGCACCGCGGCGCGCGCGGCTTCGCTGCGGCCCTTTTCGTATTCGGTGCTGGCGTAGAGCTCCACCCCATACTTCGCCAGGCTCATCAGCCCCTGGCTGACGGGGGCCAGGGCCTGCGCCAGCTCAAGCATCTGGTTAGAGCCTTGGACGCTGCCGCCGCTGGCCTGAGGGATGACGCGAATGCCCTGCGGGTTGGGCATCATCTGCGGCTGGGCCGGTGCCGGCACGTTGCGCCGCACCGGTTGGATGAACGAATCGACCGGCCGAGCCGCGGGGGCGATCTGATTCAGCGGGAGGTTCTCAGCCATCAGTTCGTCTACCTCTTGCCGGAGCTGGAGAAGCTCTTGAGGGTGGAGTAGGTGCTCAGGCCGGCCTGCACGCCGCCCAGCAGGCCGCCGGCAATGCGAAGGCCAGCCGCTGCGCCGCTCGGGCCCGCGCCGGTCATGGTCGGAGCAGGAGCTTCAAGCAGTGATGGCAGCGGCATAAATGGCGCGATCGGTTCCATGTAGGGCTGCGCCTCGTAGAAGGTCTGCGAGTTGTATTGATTCAGGTACTGAGCAACGGCGCCCGCCTGCTCGCGCGTGTACTGCCGCTTGCGGAATCCGTCGTTGATCTCCTGGATCGTCATGTAATCCCCGACCTGGCGGGCGTAGTCGTTGATCAGTCGGTCGACCGATGCGCCTTCGCGTTCCGTGGCCATGACCCTGCTGCGCGCCTTCAGGGCGGCAACTTGGTACTGCTGAAACGCAACGGCATTGCGCACCCCCTGCTCGGCGGCGGCCTGGCTGATGGCCTCACTGCTGGAGATGAAGCTGCTGCCGGCGGCGGCGCGCGTCTGCGCCACTACCTCGGCCTGGTTGATCTCCTTGAGCAGCTCGTAATTGCGCAGACTGCGGCTGTAGGCAAGATTTTGGTTGTAGTTGACCGTCTCCTGCCAGTAGTTGTACTGGGCGTTGGCGTCAGCGATTCGCCGATTGAAGCCCGCCTGCCACTGCGCAAATCGCGTGTTGGCGTTCTGGAACGCCAGTTGATTCACATGGTCCTGTCGAGCTGCTGCGTTTTCGGCGCCAGCCCCAAGGATCCCCAGGCCGCCCTGGGCAGCCCCCATCGCAAGTGAGATGCCGGTGATGGGATCCATCAGCTCGCCCTCCAGAAGTGGCAGAACAGCTGAGCGCTGCGCCCCATGGGGGCTGGTGTGTCGATGGTGAAGCCCAGGTGCTCAAGCCAGCGCAACGTGGCCCGGTTCGAGGCCAATGCCCAGTTCTCGAGGCAGCCGGCGCCATCGCGCAGCAGGCCATCCACCCACACCCGGCCGCCACGAATGAACTGGCGGCGATGGCTAGCTGTTGCGAGCAGCTTGTCGGTGCCCAGCAGCCAGATCAACGATCCATTGACGCCGCAGATGCCCACCGGCTCACCATCATCTGCATCTATGCAACGACAGATTGAACTGCTTTTCCAGCTCCCGATCACGGCTTCCTCCCCTGTGATCCCATGGCTGTAGAGCACCTCGAGCTGGTCTTGATAGCGAACTCGACTTGCAATGCACTGCACTCGTGCAGGAGTTGGTTCAGACCAGTTCATTGCAGGCTCCTCGCTTGGCTTGTGATCAGGCCCACCCACTCGCAGGTACTGAACTTGCAGGGGTGGATGGTGTCGTTATGGATCTCGACGATGCAGTTCTCGCCCTTGCTGGCAATGGGGATCTGGAACACTCCCTCGAAATACCGGTTGGTCTCGGGGTCGTAGCCATTCGGCATTGCGCTGCCGAGCGAGGAGTCGCGGCTGCCGAGCACCGTGCCATCGAACTTGTAGATCGCCGTGTCGCGGCGTTCCGCCATCACGTAGATCTCGAAGTACGAGGTTTCGTGATACCGGAGCTTGGCGTGACGAACTTGCGTCCGCTCGACGTTGGCCGCCGCCTTCCCGCCACCAATCTCCTTGTAAAGCTTGAAGCGGGTGAAGCGATACACGAAGTCGTAGACCTCGCCGAAGAACACCGGTGCAGCGGACCAGTCGCCGTTGGCCACGATCGTGTTGCCACTGCTCGCTGATCCCAGCCGCACGCCGCCATTGCTGGTCATGCCATAGCCGGACCAGGCCTGCGTTGGTGCCTTGATCGTGTAGGGCAGTGTCCAGGTGGTCTGCTTGGTAGTGGCGTTGTAGGTGCCGGCTGCTACTCGAATCGCGGCCGGTGTTTCGGTGGTGGTTGAAACCCGCCTGTCCAGCAGCAGGGGGTAGGGGTTGGGCGTGACGTCGCTGAGGCGATCGGCGACCGGCATCTTCTCGAGCCACACCTCAGTGCCGTACTCCACCAGCAGATACATCACCTCCTGCACGCAGAGGATCTGCAGGATTCGATCGGCACCGTTCAGCTTCCAATGGCTCCAGCTGCTCTGCGCACGCTCAGCCCCGCCGCCGGTGTTCCGGTAGAAGTATTTGTAGACGTAGATGCGGTCGGTGAAGCCGCTCTTGCCCGACACTGCAAACCAGCTGTTGCCCGTGTCGTTGGCCGTGAGCTTGAACACATCCGCTGGGATGTAGCTGCTCACGTAACCGGTCAGATCAGACGCATCCGCCACCAGCGCAGTTCCCGCACCGCGGACACTGAACTCACGGAACTGACTCCATTGGCCGTTGGCCTGGCAGAAGATGATCGTGCCCTGCACCGGAATGGGCCTGCAGTCAGGGTCGATCTCGTACTGGGTCAACACCGTGATCTGCGCGGTCGCCGGCGTCAGGACCGTCTCGGCGGCGTTGAACCTGAACTGGATCTGGTCAGAGAAGATGATCAGCTCGTCTTGATACGGAATCGCGTAACGAAGGATCGACACGCGGTTGTTGCTTGCCGTCAGATCAATCGGATCTGTGTCGAGGACTGCGGTTACGGTTTCCGGGAAGAAGTCGAAAAAGGCGCGAGTGCGGCTAAGGATGACATTTTCATCCGCCAGGAATCCAAGCCTGTTCTTGTAGATGAACACGTCTTGGATTGGATAGCCGATAAAGCTGGGGTCCGGCGCCGTGTCGTAGTCACCTGCCGTCCGCTCGCCCCAGCTCGGAATCGTGATGCCGCCCTGTGTGCTGCCATTCGCCGGGCCGAAGTAGAACGTCCCATTCGGCAGCCGCACCAGCAGGTGCGGCATCGTCGCCGAGTTGATCTTGTATTCAACGCCAGGGCTGGGAGTTTCTTGCCAGGAGCCTTCGCCAAACGTACCGGCGCCTGTGCGCGGTACGAACTTCACGTAGTAGCCGTCAAACTTGTTGCCCGGATCTCCGACGATCTCCACCTGATAACCCTCAGGCGCGATCGTCGGCAGCTCGGTAAAGGCCTGCACCGAGTCTGTAATCGCTGTGATGTCGGCGTTGGCTCGCGCGTCTGACGCCGCAACGGTGATCGCGCTGCTGCTGGTGAGATGCAGCACCGACCCCTTGCGGGCGATCGTTACCCCAGTTACTCCGGCAAGCGCCGTTTTGATCTGGTCGGCGATGTCCTCGGTGCTGATGCGGTTCTCGGTTGTAGTGCTGCCGCTGACCACCACTGGCGCCACTGCGGTCTGCACGGTCGCCAACGTGCCGTTCACGTTGACGTTGTAGGTCTGGCCGTAGTTGGCGGCTTTCACCCAGACCAGCGTTTCATGGGCAGCAGGCCTGGCAACAGCCGGCGCCAGGCTGGCGTCCATTGCAGGCACCGCCTTGGTGTTGGAGATGAAGGTGTAATCCGCAATCGTGGCCGCCCGGATGTCGCTCGTGGCGCTCACCACCGATGACAGGTAGCTGTAGCCCGATGGCGCGCTGACCGTCTTCTCGTTGCCATCGAGGTCAAACACCTTGATGGCGGTCTTGCCGACCACCACCAGATACTTCTCTGCGGAGTCCCTGAGGATCTGGTGGAAGTAGACGTCCCCGAAACTGCTGTTGCTGACCTTGGCGACGACATGCGTGGACTCACGCTTGCGCAGCCCCTCGGCCAGGGAGCTCATGCCATTGATCTGTGTCTCGCCTTGGCTCGGCTCGCGCTGCGCGTCCGGCTGCTGGCTGATCCCCTGAATCAGATTCGGGATCGTGTAGCTGACGAGGTTAGCCACGCAGATACCCCCGGTTCCTGCCCAGCAGACCCATGCCCGGTGAGTACGTCGGCATCGGTCTGAGCCCGGGTCCGCCGGTCAGGCTGTTGGGCTGCGCCTGTTCGATCTCGACGCGCTGCAATTCCACCAGCGCCATCTGCTCATCCAGCGCGGTGTACTTGAAGATCGCGTCAGAGCCCAGCACGCGGCTGCTGAACACCCGGGCTGAGCGAATCACGATCCAGCGGTTGAACGCTTCAGGGCACTCATCCCACGGCAGCAGCCAGACCACATCCGCTTCAAGGCTGGGGATGTCGGCGCCCAGGATGTAGGTGCGTTTCTCACGGTCGTAGACCCGCTGCCCACGCAGCTGGAAACGCCCAGCCCACTGGTAGGCATCAGGCGCGAAGGACACGACATTGGCTGGCACCACGATCTGGTTGGTGCCGGCGTCCTTCACGAACTCATAGCCCTGTTCACTGTTCCAGCTCCAGCCTCTGGTCTGCCCCTCCTTGTGAAACTCGAGGATGGTGCGCTCAGCCATGGTCGCTTCCACGACCTGCTGGTTCTCAAGATTGTTGACCGGCTGCTCGCCGATGTTCTGCAGGCAGATGTTGACCGCCTCAAGCAGGGTTGTCCTGCCGGGTGTTGTTCCCTGATTTGCGAGGCCCATCTGAGCACTGCAGGGGTGCAGTCTTCATGCTATCGGCAGGCACAAAAAAGCCCCCCGCCAGGAGCGGCAGGGGGCTATCCCGGTTCTCCCAGCTAAGGCTACGGGAGCTCAATCACACCTGCACACTCAGCACGCAGGACACCCATGCCGATCGCCATACGGCTGACCATCAGGCTGGCCTGGTACATGATGTTGAAGTCGCCGCCCTGAGGGGTGACTTGCAGGCTGGGGCTGCGCAGGGTCAGCACACCGATGGCATCGCGGTGGAACACGATCGCCTTGCACTTCGACAGATCCTGCTGATAAGCGGTGTTCTTGTCGTAGGCGCCGTTGGTGTAAGCAGCCTGGGTGACGTGGTTCGACTCGATCACGGGGACGCCCTTCACGCGCAGCACACGGCCGCTGGCGAAGGATCCGTTCTCGCCGCTGGCTCCATTGAAGTCCGCGTTGATGGCGCGGGTGGAATCCAGCAGCACGTCGTACTCATCGGGACCAACCACACAGAGGAGATCCTCGGTGGGCACGTCCTTCTTCTTCATCGCCACCTTGAGGGCGCTGATCTTGGCGACCAGCTCATCGCCCTTGGCATTGGAAGTGGCAGCGGCATAGCCAGCCGAGAGGGTCTGGCTCTGACCGATGCGGCCGGCGTTACCGGCTTTGGCCAGGGGTTCAGTGGTGGTCTTGGCAGCGGCGTACAGCACACGTGCAGCACGCTTGTCCCACTCCCGGGCGAGGGCTTGACCCAGCTGATGGGTGACGTCCTGGCGGACGTCGTAGTAATTCATCAGCTCGTCCAGGTCGTAGATCACCTGGTCGGCAATCATCAGACCATCGAGGTTGATGATCTGCTCATTGCGGTCGCCGGGGCTGTTGGTGGCGCCCAGGATCGGGGTGCCAGGAACGTGGTAGCCGGCTTCTGCCTTGCCGCTGACGGGGAACGCAGCGGACTTGCCACCGCGAATGTTACGCTCACGCACCTTGCCCTTGAAGACGCAAGCGCGATCGAACGCAGACAGCAGCTCGGCAATACCGAGTTTGAGGAACAGGGCATCAACTGCACCTGCGCCTTTAATTTGACCAATCCGGTCGAGAGAAGCGTTGGCCATTGGCCTTTAGGGATAGCGAGCTTCTGTCCTTTGTTTGGCTGAGCGGGGTATCTCCCTAGGAAGGCCCGTTCAGTTGCACGGGTGCAGAACAACTCATGCCCTGACCTTACATAAAGACATTCGACCTGGCGAGGGTCTTGTCGTACCACTGCCGGTACTTCGGGTCGGTCTCATACAGGAACTTGCCGTTCTTGTCCCGCTTGCCGCGGGCATCAACAGCCTGCTGGTCGCTCTCAAACACGTCGGTCTTCACGGCGCTGCCGCCACCGATCAGCTTTGGCTCCTGGCCGCCGGCGCTGGCCCGGGCCTGCAGCTGCTTGATGGCAAAGCGAGCGGCAGCCTTGTTGCCACTGTCCACCGCGGCGTTGTAATCCGCCAGCTCCTGCGGATCGAGGTTGCTCATCGCCCACTGGCTGAGCTGCTGAAACTGCTGCTCACCGCCGACCATGCCCTTCAGCTCAGCCACGTCGGCATCGGTGAGGCCCGGGGCTGAACTATCTGGAACCGCCGGAGAGTTGCCCTTCGCTGGTGCCACGCCCTGGAGGTAGGTCTCCACCACCTCGCGGGGCAGACCGCCTTTCTCCACCAGGGCATCGACATAGCTGCTGACGTCCTGGCCGGCATAGACCTTCTCCGCCATCTCGAGCGGGTTGATCTCTGCGGCCTCGATGGCGGTCGCCACCGTGTCGCCATACAGCTGCTTGCCCAATTCAGGGGTGTATTGATCGGGGGTGATCGCAGGCTGCGGCTCGGGCTCGCTCTGCGCTGGCTGCTGCCCCCGCTGGCTGATCAGCTTCTGCGCCTCGAGGTAGGCCTTCTCCAGCTCCTCGGTGCTCTTGAACTTGCCGGCCAGCAGCGCCTCGCCTTCATCGGTTGATTCGGGCTGGGTGTTGAGCTGCTGCTGTTCCTGCTCGAGCTCCTGCAGGAATCCGTCGATGAGATCTTCCTGGCCGGGTGCCACCAGGTCTTGCAGCTCGGGGCTTGGTGTTGCGGTCATGCGGGTGGTTGTTCAGTGGGTTGGGGTTCAGCCATCTGCTGGCTGGCGGCCGCGGCATTGGCCAGCTTCTGCGGGTCAGCCATGCCGGCCGCCATTGCTTGCTGAACCATTGCGGCCTGCTGCTGGGCTTGCTGTTCCTGCGCCAGCTGCTCTTCCGTCTTGACCAGGCCAATGATGTCCATGCCCATGGCACCGGCCAGGCGGCGGATCAACTCGGCTGGCATCACGTAGGTAGCGATGCCCTCGGGCCCCAGCGACTGCTGGAGGATGGTCATGAAGCGAGCGGTCTTCTCGAGGTCATTGCCCCGGCCAACAGCAGCCAGGCCGACGCTGACCACCGGTTGCACCAGCCCCTCCGGCAGCTTGGGCAGCTTGCCCCTGCGGGTCAGGATCGCCAGCTTGCGGGAGACGTAGGGCTGCTGGAACTCGGTGGTGAGGATGGCGTAGATCGAGCCGAGTGAGTTCTCGATCTGCAGCGCCTGCAGCCTCACCTCTTCTGCAGTGGTGCGCTCTGAGTCGCGCACGTCGGCAAGCATGAAGGCCTGAGCCAGCCGGGCCTCGATCCGTGCCAAGCCCTGGGCCGCGACGTTGAGATCAGCAGCCTTGTTCACCTGGATGGTGAAGACGTCATCAGGGTTGCCGGGCAGGTAGGCGCCATTAGGTGCCTCGGCCAGCTTCTTGGGGTTGGCGATGCCGCTGGGCTTGACCAGGTGCTTCACCTGGGCTGACACCAATGAGCCCTCGGCAATGGCCTGGCTCAAGGCCTCAGCGGTTTGCAGATCGGCGATGCAGGCCGCTTCGACGTAGCCAGGGGAATAGCCCTGCCCGTCGATCCGGTACATGCGCAGCGGCAGCCAGGGCGACTCACTGACGCTGGCAGTCCCGCGGGAGCCGGGGATCTCCTGATGCTTGATCTCCTGATACCACTTGACCTTCTTCCCTTCCCACTCGATGTGGGTGTAGAGCCGAACGACACGCTCGTACTCCGGGGTCACGTCGTCATCGACGATCCCCTGCACTTCGCCGTCTTCCTCTTCGAGCAGTTGCCGTGCGTTGCTGGGCAGCGATTCAACCGACAGCTGTTCGCAGACAATCGCCTCGATGGGGTTGCCCATCAGGTCGCGGCGACACACGTAGCGGTTGAGATGGAAGCACTTGAGCCCCTCATCTGACACGTACATCAGCACGTTGCCGCTGATGATCAGGTGCAGCAGCATCTCGTGGACTGCCACTCGGTCGTTGCTGGTCTCGATGCTGCGCAGCACCGCCCGCTCGAGCCTGGCGAGAGCCAGATCGAACTCGCTTTTGGAACGGCCCAGTTCTTCAGGCGTGGCACCGGCAGCCTGCATCTGCTGCTCGTTCTTGGCCATCTCGATCTCGTCGATCGTGAAGCGGAAGAACGTCTCAGTGGGTGGCAGCAACGCCAACAGCAGACGGCTGGCCAGGTTGTGAACACCCCGAGCGCCGATGCCATTCCACGGCAGGGGGAAAGTCTGGATGTCGTTCGGGTACGGCTCGTCGCTGAGCGGGATCAGGTACGGCAGCGTGAGACGTGAAGCGGTCCGTGCTCGCTCGAGGTAGTAGTTCCGGTCTGACTCAAGGGCCCGGTAACGCTTTTCGC